AGGGCGGCGGCGCCGGCGGTGTTGATCTGCGCGAAGGACTGCCAGGAGTAGCGGCCGGGCAGCCACGTCTTCGTCACCGCCGGCTCCACGTCCACCAGATGCCAGTCCGAGCTGTTGAGCTGGGTGGATTGGAAGGTGATCGGGCCTGAGATCGCGCCAGCGTAGGGAACCATTCCGTACTGCAGCGTCCAGTAGCTCGCGGGGAAATTCTCGAAGAGCTTCACGAAGCGCATCGACGAATTTGCGTAGATGCCCTCGGGCTCGATCTCGAACCTCGCTCCCGGCGAATACGGATAGGGCCACGGCCACGGGAAGAATTCCATGACCTTGCCCGCTTGTCAGCGGCACCGCCTGACAGCTACCAGCGAGCCAATCCGCCCGGCGGCTGCCAGTTTTTCCCCGCGCCCCACACCTTCCACGGCGCCGGCCTGGGCTGCGGCTGGACTGGCGGGCTGATCGGGGCGACGCTCGCCTTGTTGGGGTCGGCTGGCGGTGTCTCCGGCTCCACGGCCTGCGCCACCGCGCCGGCCACGGCCGCCTTGAGATCGTCCTTCGTCATCTTCGGGCCTTCTGGCGGCTTCGGCGGCTGCATCAGCTCTTGCACCGATGTCACCTTCGAGGGCGGCCGTGGGGGCAGCCGCATCTGCTCGCGCAGGCGCTCGTTGTCGCGGGCGATGATCGCGAGCTGGCGCCGCGTGAATCCGCCTGCCTCCAGCGCCGCGATCATATAGACGTTGATGTCCCACGGCTCATTGCGGGCGCCCTCCGGGCACTCCCACACGAGCTTCCCTTTGTTCTGGCCCTTCTTCGCGATCACGCGCTTCTCGGCCGTGAGGTTCTTGAAGTAGGTCTCGTCGTAGTCGTCGGAGATCGGCCAGTGCAGGAATCCCGGCTGGCGTTCGCCGGCGCCGGGCGGCGGCAGGCGCAGCCGCGAGTGCAGCGTGTCCTTGATCGAGTTGACGCCGACGAAATAGAAAGGCACCGAGTTGTAGCCGGCTTTGCGCAGCGGCGAGAGCGCCGGAGCGTTCAGGTCTTTAGCGCCACGGCAGGCGAAGATGCCACGGTGGTTGCGGGTCTCGGTGAAGATGTACGCCTCGCTCTGCTTTGATCCGCCGGCGTCGATCAGGCATATCGGGATGCGGATTTGGCCCCGGATCGGGTGCTTGTAGGTCTGTGCGAGGAAGGCATCGAGCTTCTTCCACACGTGCTGCTCGGTCGGGTCGCCGGCGAATTCGCGGTACTCCACGCCCCAGCTCTCGAAGTCGAGGCCCCAGCCGCGCACCTCGCACTCCAGGCGGTTGCCCTGCACGTCCACGGACGCCGCCAGGATCAGCACCTCCTCCGGCAGTTGCTCAGTCGGCTTGTAGTGTTCGCGCCGCTTGAAGAGGGCGCTCGGCTCGATCGTTTCGGCCGCCGGCTCGTAGCAGATCGCGAGGAAGGTGTTCTTCCACACCTGCAGCGTCTTCTCGCCGCCGGCCTTCGCCGCCATATACTCCCGCCAGAATTCCTCCAGGAAGCCGGCCATCGAGTTCTTTTCCCCCATGATCCGGTAGAGGCCGTTCATGTGGATACCCTTGATCTTCGAGCGCGGGTTGTGGACGAGCCAGTGGTCCCGCTTCATTCCCTCGACGACCGCGTTGTAGCGCATCTGATCGTCCCACAGCTCGCCGCACTTGACGCATTTGTAGCGCGTCTCCTCGGGCGCCTCGTTGTTCCCCACGACCTGATCCCACTCAAGCGTCTGCTCGTGGTCGCACTTCGGGCACGGGCAAAGCAACTGCTCGTAGGTCGATTGCTCCAGCCACTTCCAGATTTTCGAGTGCCCGGTGATCGTCGGCGTCGAGGCTTTGATCCGCAGGGCGCGCGGCTGCATGTTCGCGCGCTTGTCCGCCTGCGCGCTCGGGTCGCCCTCCTGGTTGTCCTTGAAGGCGTCGAGATCGTCCTGGATCACGATGCGGAAGGAACGGCCGCGCAGTTTCGACGGGCTGTTCGCTCCGAACGCCTGGATGCGACCGCCTGGGAAGTGCTTGACCAGGGTAGTCTGGCCGGTGATACGGGCGGTCTCCTCCGGGATCAACTTGGCCAGGGCAGGGCTGCTCCGAACCGTGGGCATGAATTTGTCGCGCATCCAGTCGCGTGCATCGTCCACCGTGGGATCGACGACCAGGATGCTCGAAGGGTCGGCCTTCGTGTAGTAGCCGACGATGTTGTTGATGATCGTGGTCTTTCCGCCAACCTGCGCGGCCGTGACCATGATGATGTCGTTGACCCGCTTGTCCGAGGCCCAGCCCTGCACCTTCTTCTGTCCAGGGACGCGATCCGGGTTGTAGTAACCCGGCTCGGGCGTCACGTCGCCCGAGATGAAAATGTTCTTCGCTGCCCACTCCCACACGACCTCCTTCGGCGGGAGCTGGAGGTAGCCGAAGACATCGGTGAGAAAGGCTTTAAGCGTCCGGCGCGACCAGATCGCCGGCAGGCGCGGCGCGATCCCCGGAAGAGTCTGCTGAGTCGGTTCCGTGCTCAAATTCGTCGTCGCGGATTTTCGCCGCCAAGTCCTCCATAACCTTCGGGTCCATCAGGCCGCCGAAGATTTCGCGCACCTCGGCGTCGATGATCTCGGCCACGATCACCTTGTCCTTGGCGCGGAAGACGCGCGGCGCCAGCTTGTCCGCGAGGTTGAGGAACCTGTTCTTGAAGACGGTCAGCAATTCGCCCCACGCCTGGACGTACACGTGCCTGGGCAATAGTTCGCGCGCGAGCTTGGCGTTCTTGAGCCGCTGGGTCCGCAGCGTCTCCTTCGCCAACTCCGACTCGACCGAGGTAGGGGCCTTCGTGCGGTCGGCCTTCCGCTTGTAGTAGCCGACGATCTCCTGGAAGGTCTTGGCCGTCCTCCATTTTTCGTTGCCGAAATAGCAGTCGGCCGGGATGCGCAGCTCCTCGACCAGCCGGTGCAGATGGCGCGGCGTGAAGCCCGTGAGCAGCGTGACGGTCTCCGTGCCGATCAGCGGAGGTAGCCCGAATTCGTCGAGCGGTTCGGCCGGGGGCGCTGCTCTATCCTTGGCCTTTTTCGACATGGCGGTTCTTCCAGCGGTAGATCGCGCTCATCGCCATGGCTGCCATGAAGCAGGCGAACAGGACTAGCCAGACCGCCGGGCCGCCCATCAAAACGAAGCGGATTTTCGATCGTCCGGTGACGTTGCGGTTGACCATGACGAGGCTGGCCGTGGTCGCGGCCGTGTGCAGCGATCCGGCGATCCAGATGATGAGGATGAGGCCACGGAGAGCGTCGATTTTCATGGAGCTAAGTGGTTGGAAATGGGGCGAATTCTTTCAATTCACGACTGCGACGATGGGGCGAATTGGGCGCGGTGGATGTCGCAGAGAAAGTCCCACAGCGGGCGGGTGGACTCGCGCAATTCGACCCGCTGCGCGTCCGGGATTTTCTTCGGGTCGATCTCCGAGGCCCAGCGCGAGAGCTTAACAAAGTCCGAGATCGAGACCGCGCCACGCATCGGGCCGGGATCGTTCTCCTCCTCGCGCGCGGCCGTCCGCATCGCCTCGCGCAGATCGCCGGCGGTCCATTCCTCCTCGGCCGCGCGCTTGAGCCACTTCTTCGCTTCCTTGAGGCTCGCGCTCTTGCCCAGGATGTAGCGCACGTCGCGGTGATGGGTGAAGGAGAGCGTCGGGTGGCGATCCGCCGGCGGATAGAAACGGGCGATCTCCATGCAGGACCAGATCGTTGAGGTGTGCAGGTTCGAGCGGCTGCCATCGAGCACGCTCCGCAGGTTGAACTTTTCGGCGTAGAGCAGGTAATCGCCCCACCACCACTGCGAGCACTCGTCCATCGCGACCAGCGCGGCGCCGGCGCGCTCGAAGCCTTCCGGGTTGGCGATGACGAGGCAGGTGCGGCTCATCGTCACGTCCGCCAGTTCGAGCGGAATTTTCTTCGCCAGCGCGTTCATCGGACGATCTTGCCTCCGATCGCGGCAGCCCCGCATTTGCAGACATCGAGCAGGATCACGTCCCGGCCGCAGGACTCGCACTTGACCACGGTCGGATGAGGATTTCGATCGACGAGGCGAGGATCGAGATTCTGCTGCAGGTGCGGCTCGCGGGTGACGAGGCCGCGCGGTGGAGGGATGGGTTTGTTGCTCATTCGGTCACGTGCTGGAAGGTTGGCGATTCAAGAAGTGGGATCGTTTCGCCCAGCTCCACGCGGGCGAAGGCGCAGGAGCGGAGCGTGAGGACGAGCACGCCGTCCTCGTGCGTGACATTGCAGACCTGCACGTCGCCGGGCAGGCCGTCCTTGAGCACCTTGAACCGGCCTGTGCCTTTGCCCTGGTGGGCGATCGACAGCAGGCCCGTGAGGAATTCCGGGGTGATCTTGAGCCGGGCGATTTGGTCCGGGAAGACGGGATCAGGAAGGTCGATCATGGCTTCGGCTCGTAGGTGAGCTTGCCAGTTTTCCGCAGCTCCAGGGCCACGGCCTTGATGTCGGCCACCCAGGTTTCCATCCCCTTGAACTGCTTCGGGAATTTGGTGAAGAGACGGACCACGCCCTCCATGTCGCCGAGATCGCTCTGGCCCTCGGGGATGCCGACGCGATCGTGCGCCGGAATCAGGTGGAGGATCGCGAGCACGCGGACGCAGATTTCACGGACGAGCAGGTCGCTCTCCGGGGTATCGGGCGCGGCGGCGGCCAGGGTCTTGAGGAAGACGGCGGTCGCGGCGTTGACGCGCTCCTGGTCCACCCGCGCGCTGCGCGTCGGCACCGGGCCAGGGCGTTGCTTGCCGAACAGGAATTCGATCTCTTTTTCTTGTATCATGGGGCTGGTTACGATGGATGGGTGCGGGACTCGGACTTGAACCGAGACTTCCCGGCTAATGAGGCCGGGGTGCTACCAATTACACTATCCCGCATGAAAGTCTTCACGCTCCGACCTTGAGGTTGGTGCCGTCCCAAACGAATTCGCCGTTAAGTCCGACCGGCCGGTGCATCCGGCAGCCCACGCAGTAGGTGGAGCCGTAGAACTTGGGATCGCGCGCGTAGGTCTCGGCGATCGCGAGGCCCATCGTTGTCACCGCCCCGCAGGTGAGGTGCTTGTAGGAACGGCGCAGCGGCCGGACGTAGCCTTTCATCCGCTCGGCCTCGGGGAGCACGAGGTAGGCTTCGTTCTGCGGCACGGGCTTCGTGTCGCTGCCGTGCCCGAGGCGGGGATCGTTGGGGTCCTCAGTTGCGGGCATCATCTCGGGGGCCGACTTTGATTGTCACGACGCCGCGTGTCGGTCCGCTGAATACGTCGATGACCTTGAGCTGTGGGAACAGCTCCTTGAGCTTGAGGATGTAGCGGCCGGCGATGCCGGGCTTGTCATCCACGAGGACGCCGCAGATGGCGTTTTTCTCCACCACCTGCCGCCCGATGAGTTCGATGCGCTCATCCTCGGAGAGATGGTGAAGGTCAGCGTACTTCGGCCTGTGCGGGCGGTGGGGCATCGTCGCGCTCCGGCTCGTGAAACGTGCCGGGGGTCTTGGCGGTGGCGTCCTGGGGCACGTTCTGGACGTTGAGGACCGCCGGCTCGCTGCGGCTGTCGCCGAACACGAGCAGATCGACCGTGGTCAGCTCGGCCGCTGACGGATCGACCGGGCCGCCGCCCGGCAGGTTGACGATCATGGCCGCGCGGTGCTTGCCGGCGTTGCCGTGCTCGGTGGGCTGGATGTAGTGGACGATTCTGCCGACTTTTGGGTTCATGCGCGGGTGGTTGCGGGGCGCTCCACGTGATGACGGTACTGCGTTTTGCTGTACCGCTTCGTGTTCGCCTTTGAGAGTGGCTTCGGCCGGCGAAGCGCGTGGCACGTGTCGGCCAGCATTTCGTGGATCGTCTGCGGCTTGAGGCCGAAGTGGGCCGCGATCGCGTAGCCGTTCAGGTTCTCGTGGAGGTTCCGGCCCATCGCGATCTCGGCCAGATAAGCCTCTAGGCGCGGACTCTTCGCCTCCTTGATGCGCGCGATCGCGACGTAGAACTGCTCGATCGAGATCACGCCACTGAGGTCCATCGCCGCGCGGTCATGGAGCCAGACCGCGATCGCCGCGAGCGCGCCCTTCCCGAAATGCGCCACCAGCTCGTCGAGGTCGGCCGCCAGATCGTCCGGGCAATCGCTGCGGTAGGCCGGGCTGTCCTCGATCACCGGGAACGAGATCGTGCGCTTGTCATCCCACGCCGGCGACGCGCTGCCGTTGATCCGAGCGCGGTCGTGTGAGCTGAGGGCGCTCGAAAATTGGGAGTAGGCCCCGAAGTAGCGCGCCTTGCGCTGGCGTTCCTCGGGGGAAACGCCCCCATCCGCCCTTGGGGTGCTTACCGAAGCTGGCATCGGTTACAGACCCCATGGACCCGGCGACCGCTTTCGTCAAGCGAGTTGCGACAAGACGACCCGATCGTGTTCCACGTGGAACAATTTTGGACGACCCAACCGGCAAAAAATGCCGCGCCTGAAAAACCCGAAAGGGTGGACAAACCCTCGGGGCGTGCCGTGCCGGGAAGGACCCGAGCCGGGGGCGGGTCATGGCGTCAGCGCGTCGCAGGGCGGGCAGGGGACCAGGGCCAGCGGCCAGCGGATCGGGCACAGTGCCACCGAGCGAGCCGGCCCAGCGTCAGGGGTGCCACCCAGGTCCCACCCACGTCCCACCTCGGTCCCACAAGGACACGGACAAGGACAAGGACAGGACAAGGACAGCAGGCGCGCAAGCGGCCGGAGGGTTGGGCCGGCGAGCTGCTGACCAGGGCAGCGACCAGGGCGCAGGGGGTTCTAGGGTCTGCACCTCAATCGCTCAGTTTCTTACCGAAACAGCTTGAACCCGTGCTAGAATTCTGAGTGAGTGAAGGTCCAGCGATGACAGCCACAGCGACGACAGCGACCCAGCACGCGCCAGCGTGCGCCCGTGTTTTCAATCGGTATGACCCGAGCTGCCCGCGCTGCGTCGAGCTGATGAACGGCGCGAGCGCGCGGCCCGGCTGGCGCAGCAACCGGCGCGAGGCTGACGCCATGCGCTGCGCTGCGATCCGCGCGCACTTCGCGCCCGGCGGCCCGCACTCGCGCGGCGCCTGCGGCCCGGTCTGCACGTTCGGCGACTGGTGACAATGAACGCCACAGCCACCGCAACCCCTCGCGCTTTCCTCGGCATGGCCGAGGCGTTCCGCCCTCAGCTCGTCGCGCGTGTCTGCATGGATTGCAGCGACCGCGCGGCGGCCGAGGCGCTGGCGCGCGAGTGCGCGCCCGATGGAATGACTCACGGACTTTGCGACCAGTGCGCGGCCTTGCGGCTCGCTGGTCTGCTCGAATTACCGCCAATCGCGGCGGCCTACGGGAACAAACCGGCATTTCCGCCGGCGGCCCGGACAGCCGACGCGCCGGCGGTTATCTGAACATGAACACGCAAGGCATCAACCTGATGGAAGCCAGCAACCAGTGGGCGACGCGCCCGGCCGATCAGCGTTTCGAGACGCTGCAAGCCCTCCGCGATTCGGTCCACTCGCGCCGCCTGCGCGCTCGGTCGGTGGATATTGATCTGCCCAGGATCGAGGCGAAGGCCGAGGGCGGCCGGCTCCTCATCAACTCCGCAATCGCGCCGGTGACTCCGACGCATTGGGGATTCTCGCAGCTCGCCGGCTGGGTCGGCGCGCCTGCTGGGTATCTGCGCAAGCTGCCCGTCGAGCTGACCGCGCAGTGCCTCAATGAAGGCATCCGCAAGGCTGACCGCAACACGCTCAAGTTTATGACCCTGGCGAACGAGGGCACGGCCGGCGATCTGGCCGCCGTCACCTCGCAGAGCTACGGCCGGATTTGGGACGCTGACGTTGCGGACGCGGCCGGGCGGATCGTCGAGCGGTCGGGCGGGAAGTTCCATAACCCGCTGGCCTATGACATCGCCACCGGCGCGCCCAAGCCCTCCGGCTTGTATGCGTCCGATCATGACTGTTTCATTTTCATGATCGACGGCGGTTCGCTGCTCGAAGCCGGCCCGCGCGCCAAGCTCAACCGGGGGTTCTTCCTCTGGAATTCCGAGGTGGGCGCGCGTTCGTTCGGGCTGATGACCTTCCTGTTCAACGTCGTCTGCGGCAACCATATCGTTTGGGGCGCGCAGAATGTGAACAAGCTCGTCATCCGCCACAGCCAAAACGGGCCGTACCGCTTCGACAGCGAGGCGTTTCCGGCGCTGCGCGAGTACGTCGAGCGCGACGCGACGCCCGAACTTGACGCGATCAAGCGGGCGCAGGTGCTCGAACTGCGCGAGCTGGCGGGCGTCGGCCTGGAAGAGTGGCGCGACGATCGCCCGGCCGAGCTGGGCGCGTTCCTCAAGCGCAAGGGCTTCAATTTCACCTCGTCCGAGGTGAAGGAAGCAATCGCCAGCGCCGAGCGCGAGGAAGGCCGATGCGCGACGGTTTGGGACCTCGTGCAAGGTCTGACCGCCTACGCTCGCGGGTTCGATTATATCGACGCCCGCGTTGACCTGGAGAAGCGCGCCGGCGAAGTGCTCAAGCTCGCGAACGTCTGACCCAGCCCCCAGCCCTCGCCGGCGAACCCGGCGAGGGCTGCAAGCTGTGCCAACCGCACCCAACAATTTCCCGAACGATGCCAGCTCACGCGAACGAACCCGCACGAACGCGGGCAGCGCCGACAGCCGGCAGCGCCGGGCCATCACGCCATGAATAACAAGCAAGTCGCCCACGCCTGGGCGCACGGATGCAACCGCGCGAGCGGTTCGCACTTCTACAGCGAGGGCGCCACCCTCTACAGCTACGGGCCGCATTTCCAGATTGCGCGCCTGTTCGTTGATCCGCGCAACGGCGCGCGGTCTGTCCTCTTCACTGAGCGCGACTACTCGCCGAGCACGGGCCGCCACAAGTCGCTGGCGCTGTCGGCCGTCTCGCATCTGCCCGTTTATCACGTCGCCGACGTGGCGCAGGTGCCCGAGGTCATCACGCGCCGGCTGATGAATTCGCTGGCCAAGGCCGAGGAGCTGCGCGCGGAGAAGCACGCGGAATTCCTGGCCGAATTCGCGCGCAAGCAGGCGGCCAAGGCCGCGCGGCTGCTGGCGAAGTCGCCGGAGATCGTCGCGAGCTGGCGCGCCGGCGAACGCCACAGCCTGCCGCACGCGCTGAACCTGCCCGTCATGCTGCGGCGGATCGGCGAAGAGATGGAGACCAGCAAGGGCGCCCGCGTGCCGATTGACGACGCGCGCCGGGCGTTCGCGTTCGCGATCTCGCGCCGGGCCGGCTGGCATCGCAACGGCGAGACGTGCCGGGTTGGAAACTACCAGCTCGACGCGATCAACGCGGCCGGGATCGTCGCCGGCTGCCATCGCGTGAGCTGGGAAGAGGCGGAACGGTTCGCGCGCTCGCAGGGTTGGGAGGTGGCCGCATGAAGCCGCACCCCAGCGACGCGGCGCGCCGGGCGCTGGCTGTGGCCGTATATGAGACGGCCTTTGCCGCGTTCGAGTCCTTCCGCGAGCAGAACGTAGGCGCCGATCTCGCTTACTTGATGGCAGCCATCCTGGCGCCCGGTTCCGATTTCGTTGACTGGACACGCGACGCCATGGACACGGTGCCGCCGCTGCTCGGCGCCCTTCGCGCCAAGTTCCCGGAGGATTCGCAGCTCTGGCAGTTCATCCGCCTGGACACGCTCACAGCCGAGGACATCGAGGCGATGCAGAACGCGGCCAAGTTCGGCATTGATCCAGACAACGGCCGGAGCTTGCCGGACGCGGATAACCCGGAGATCGCCCGATGAGTGCCGCCCAACGTCATCCGCATTGGCGCCCGAAATTCCCGGAGGTGCCGAGCCAGTGCGCGAGCTGCCCGTTTCGGTTCGGCAATCACGAGGAATTCGGCGCCGTCGTCAACCGGCTGCGCCGGCTCGATGGCAAGGACAAGCCGGCCACCAAGCGCGAGGTCGGCCGCGCCCGTCTCGCCCTGTTGGCGGAATTCGATGGCTGCGGCCATGGCGATTTCATCTGCCACGGCACGGCCTACGACAAGGACATGAACACGCGCCCGCAGGCCGAATTCCGCCAGTGCGCCGGCGCCTCGCGCTACTGGCAGACCGGGCAGCTTGGGGACGCTGCGAAGCCATGAGCGAGCGCCGCACCGTCAAGCTGGGCGAGATCATCACCGAGCCGGAGGTGCAATCCCTCCGGTTCGCGGTCAGCAAGCGCAAGGACGGCAGTCCGCACGCTGCGATTCTGGCATGGGTCAATGCCCGGCCGGAGGTATTGGCGCGCTGGGAGAAGTTGGAGCTGCTGCCCAGTTATGCCGCGTATCTCCTGGAGTATTACCTGAATCTCTCATGAAAGCGCCGGCGCGGTTCAGCATCACCAACGCGGCCGGCGAGGAGCTGGCGCGCCGGGATCATCTGCGCCAGTCGATTCGCATGGGCAAGCGGCTGGCCAGAAAGAGCGGAGCTGACGTTCGCGTTTTGCACCTCAGCTCCGGCGTCAATTTCACCGTCACTCCATCGGGCATCGTCAACCTCAACCACTGAAATGATCCAGACAATCCAACGGGCTGCGCCGTCCCGCATGATCGGCGCCCATCTGCCGGCCACTTATCGCGTGCCGGCTCGGCCGGTAAAAACCGGCTCAACTCCGGTCAAGCCGCGCGTCTATGACGAGGGAATTGTGCTGACGCGCGGCCAGCTCGCCAAGATCGCGAAGCACCTGGGCGAGATCGAGCGCGCCGGCTTCATGAAGTGCGACGGCATGACGATAAAAATGGCGCAGGCTGGTCCGTTCCGCGATCTGCTGCGCATCTTCGCCACCGCCGGCGCCTGATCCCATGGACTTCACAATCACTCTCGCCGGCGCGCGGGCCGAGATCGCGCGCGAGATCGAAATGAGGCACAAGGTCTATCCGCGCCTGATCGCGGAGCGCCGCATGAGTCCCGAGCAGGCCGAGCAGCGCGTCGCGGCCCTTCGCGTCGCGCTGCTGGTCCTGGAGCGGGCCGAGAAGATCGGCGCCGATCTCACGGCCGGGCGCGCCGTGACGGACCTGGACATGCACGTCAACGCCATGGCGAGCTGCAAGCGGGTCGAGGGCCTGGACATGGAGCTTGTGCAACGGCTGCGCGCGGCGCCACGGCCGCCGGCCGAGGAGCAAGGGGAGCTGCTGTGAAGACCTCCGTCATCACCGACATTCTATTCTGCTCGCGCTGCGGGAAGAACCACAAGCGGATCAAACTAAGCCGACTGACGCGCCCAATCGACGCTGAGACGAACTTTTGGGCGCCATGCCCGACCAACGGCGAGCCGATATTGGTGGGTGTGATTGAGCTAGAAATCGGAAGACCGAAAAAACGCGATCAAGCAAAATCGACGCCCCGGAAGAGTCGCGTAAGTGCCTGCAAACGGCGGCGGACCTGAGATTCTTACCGAACCCATTTGATATAATAGGGGCGATGAACACTCCACTAATCAACCGGACGGCCGTGCGGGAATTCTCCATGGTTGTCCTTCACCAAGAGCGTCCGCACCTCGCCGACAAGTTCACCCGCGTCTCGGAGGAATGGTTCGAGAAGATCGAGTCCCGGCTGCGCGTGGCCATTGTCCAGGAGATCAGGGCCTCCGGCACGACCGGCAAGACGCTCAAGCCAGCATGAGCCGACGCCAGCCCATGATCCAGGACCGTGCCGGCATCTACCACCGGCTGCCCTTCGAGCTGCGACCGCGCCCGGCGCTGATGCCGTTTCAGCAGGACGGCGCCGAGTGGCTGCGCGGCCGTAGCGCGTCGCTCCTGGGCGACGACATGGGCCTGGGCAAGACCTGTCAGGCCATCGAGGTCATCAATTCCCTGCCCGCGAACGCGCGCGTCCTCATCTGCTGCCCTGCCGGGCTGCGGCTCAACTGGCTGCGCGAGCTGGCGCTGTGGCTGACTGAGCGCCGGCTGTGCTGCATCGCCAAGCGTTACATTCCGAGCTGCCCGATTGTCGTCGTCAGCTACGACCAGCTCCGCAAGTTCGAGGTGCAACTGCGGGCGATCACCTGGGAGCTGGTGATCTGCGACGAGGCGCACCTGATCCGCAATCCGTTCACGATCCGCTGCCGGCAGGTGCTCGGCGACGAATGGACGCTGCCCCTGGAGGCCAAGCGCAAGATTCTGCTGACGGGCACGCCGGTCACGCGCGACGCTGGCCAGCTCTGGAGCCTGCTCTACTGGCTCGGGCTGCGGATGCCTCGCGACATCTTCATGCTGCGCGCCGAGAGCTGCGGCGGCTGGCTGGATGGCTGCCTGCGCGGAGTGATGCTGCGCCGGATGAAGCGCGACGTGCTGAAAGACCTGCCAGCCAAGACGAGGCAGATCGTGCGGATCACGGCCGCCGGCGCCGCCAGCCGCGCGCTGGCCGAGGAGCTGACCTTCGAGCGCACGCGCGAATTGGAGCGGTTCCCTGGCTGCAAGTTCACCGAGACGGCCGAGGTGCGGATGCAGACCGCGCTGGCCAAGCTGGCGCTGCCCGAGGTCCAGGAGCATCTGCGCGAGGCGGCAAGCGCCGGCAAGATCGTCGTCTTCGTCTGCCATCACGCGACGCTCAACCGCGCCGTGGCGATCATGGCGGAAATGGGTCTGCACCCGCTGCGCTACGAGGGCACGATGTCCACCGAGAGCCGGCAGGCGGCCGTGGACGCCTTCCAGCATCTCCCGCAGCACCGCGCCATCGTCGTCACGATTGGCGCCGGCTCGACCGGGATCACGCTGACGGCGGCGAGCCACGTCATCTTCCTGGAGGAGACCTACGACCCCACGGAAATTTCGCAGGCCGAGGATCGGGTCTGGCGCAACGGCCAGAAGAACGCCGTCCTTGTGCAGCACCTTGTCCTCAATGGCTCCATCGACTGCCGCGAGATCGAGACGCAGATCGCCAAGCAGGCCGTGATCGACCGCACTATCAATTCCACGCCATGAAAAAATGCTTCATCTCGAAATCGTTCAGCGACGAGGCCACGGCCATGATCGCTCGCATCAACCGCATCCTCGCCGATTACGCCTCGCAGGGCTACGATCTGACCCTGCGCCAGCTCTACTACCAGCTCGTCGCGGCGGCCGTGATCGAGAACAGCGAGCGCAGCTACAAGAACATCGGCTCCCTCGTGTCCGACGCCCGGCTCGCTGGGCTGGTGGATTGGGACATGATAACGGATCGCGGACGGGAGATGGTGAAGAATTCTCACTGGAGCACGCCGGCCGACATCCTGCGCGGATGCGCCCAGCAGTTCCGCATCGACACCTGGGCCGACCAGCCCAACCACGTAGAGGTCATGGTTGAGAAGCAAGCCCTGGAGGGCGTGCTGCTGCCGGTCTGCTCCGAGCTGGACGTGAATTTCACCGCCAACAAAGGCTACTCCTCCAGCAGCGCCATGTACGAGGCCGGGCGCCGCATGGCGGACGCGATGGCCAACGACAAGCGGGTCCACGTGATATATCTCGGCGACCACGACCCGAGCGGCATCGACATGAGCCGGGACATCCTCACGCGCCTGAACCTCTTCGCCGACGTGCTCGACGAGGACGCGATGAAGCGGGCCGAGGAGCGCGACGAGGACATCGACGCCGTGCTCGAAGCGGACTTCGAGGATGCGATCAAGGTCCACCGGATCGCGCTCAACATGGACCAGATTCGCCAGTTCCGGCCGCCGGAGAACCCGGCCAAGATCACCGACTCGCGCGCCGGCGGATACATCGCCAAGTTCGGCCGGTCGAGCTGGGAGCTGGATGCCATCGAGCCGCGCCGGCTCGCGCGTCTTGTCCGCACCGCCGTCACGGAGCTGCGCGACGAGGAGATCGCCGAGAAGGCCGAGGCTCGCCAGCAGAAGATGCGCGACGAGCTGGGCAAGCTAGCCAAGGCGCAGGAGGACAAATGGTCCTGATCCCCAAAAAGCCGGCCGAGCCTCAGCCGGCGCCGGATAGTCCGGCGGTTTACTGCGACATCGAGGTATGGGTGCGATCCAAGAGCGGCCTGCGCGTGCGCTCGCGCGGACGGATTTTCCTCAACCAATTCCTCGCCCTGTCGATGCTCGACCGTGGCGAGGCTGTGAGCACGCTGATCTTCGGCAGCGCCCGCAAGGTCGCCGAGGCGTGCGAGAAAGCGGATCGCGAGTGGGAAGAGCGCCGCCGCGAGGAGCCTTTATGACCAGCCACGTCTCCCTGACCATATCCGCGTCGGCCGCGCCCGACGCCATCGCCGGCGCCACCGTCTGCTTCCCGAGCTGCCAGCTCAAGGGACTCAGCGACGCCTCGCTCGGCAAACTGATCCGCGAGAAGATCATCTTCGCGGAGGAATTCATCGTGCGGAAGCAGCAGCAGCTCGACGCTTCGAGGAACTGACGCCATGGAACGCCGCGAAGAAGAGGCCATCATGGTCGCGCTCCACGTCTTGACCGAGGCCGTGGACCGGCTGGTCACGGAGCAGCGCAAACAGACCGAGCTGCTGGTGAAGATCAGCTCCCAGCAGACGGAGGTGCTTAAATCCCTCCAGGCCGTCCGCCAGTTTACCATGACCTGAGAGCAACTTGTCCGTAAGTTTCTTGCGGAAACAGCTTGCTTCGGATCGAACGCCAACCTCAACCTCCCGACCGATATGCCAACCATGACTGAAACGAAAAAGAATCCCGGCGGCCGTCCGCGCAAGGGCAAGGCCCTGCGGGTGCCGATCACCCTCAGCGGCACGCCGGCCACGATCAAGACCTTCATGACCTTCCGCGACGATCTCAGCAGGAAGGTTCCCGGCGCCTCGTTCGGCGACACGCTGGACTGGCTCGTCCGCATCGCCGGCGAGCAGGGGATCAGCCCGCGCACGCACTTCTGAGCGATGGCCGCCACGCGCAAGCGGCTCGACGCCGGCATGTACTTCGATATGCCGGCGAAGGATTACCACGCCGACCCCTGCGTGCGGCCGTCGCTCTCCAGGTCCGTCGCCTTCGCGATGGCGCAGAAATCCGCGCTCCACGGCTGGCTGGAGCACCCGAGGCTGAACCCGGATTTCAAGCCACGGCCGGCGACGCCGGAGATGGAATTCGGCTCCCTCGCCCACGAGATCATGCTGTGCGGCGAGCAGCGGATCGTTGAGGTGAAGGAGAAGAGCTGGCGGTCGAAAGCCTCGCAGCTCAAAAAGGCCGAGGCCGAGGCCGCCGGAAATATCGCGGCCCTCAGTCATAACCTGGAGCGCGCCCGCCAGCTCCGCGAACGCGCGCTCCAGCAGATCGCCGACGCCGGCTTCATGGACGATTACGCCAAGGCCAAGTCCGAGGTCACGGTGATCGCCAAGCGCGAGTGCGAGCAGTCGGGCAAGGAATTATACACGCGGGCGCGCTTCGATGCGCTGACGATCGACGAGCCGGGCGTGAAGAGCATGAGGATGCACAGCGAGGTCGCGGTGTGGTTCGAGGTCAAGATCACCTACGACGCCAATCCGGCCAACGTCGGCCGCGTGGTCGGGGAGAAAGGCTACGATCTCCAGCAGGTCTTCTACCTCGACACGCTCGCCCGCTTCGACAAGCGGTTCGCCGGCAAGACCGATGTCGTTTTCTTTTTCATCGAGCCGCAATATCCCTACCTGCTGACGCCCGGCCGGCTGACCAACGTCTCGCTGGCGATCGGAAGCAGTCGGATGGAGCGAGCCTGGAGCCGCTGGTGTCGTGGATGCGGCACGAACAAGTGGCCGGGCTACTGCGACGGCGAGGGAGCCTTCTCGATTGACGCGCCGATCTATTTGCAGCGGCAAGAGCTGGAGGACCGTGCTGACCTTTCCAACCTATGAAAAAACTCAAAGTCAGGACGGACTTCGATCCAGGGTGCGGCAACGAATTCAACGGCTACAGCTATCCATGCGATGGCCTCTACGTGATCGAACGCACCAACCAGCTCGTCAGCGTGGGCAGTAACAAGACCTACTGCCAGAGCCTCAATCTACCCGCGTCCGCTGAAATGCTGATTGAGGAGGACGCCCCGCCGGTCGAGCCGCCGGCACCAGAGGGGGCCGTAACCGAGGGCGCGCTGCTAAAGGTGATCGCCCTGCTGCGCAGCAGCTCCGACGTGCCCGCCAACGACATCCTCAACGCCAATATCCCGTGAAGAAATTCCAACTGGACGAAGTTCAATTCGAGAAGCTGGAGCAGGCGCAGAACGCGCCGCTCGGCCGCGACGCCGCCGTCAAGCGGCTGTGGCAAAAGTTCGGCGAGGAGCTGGGCTTCGATCCGGCCACTGCGACGCCCATGGCCGAAGACTGGACGTTCGAGGCGGAACCTTTGGCTCAAGCCCAACAACCAGCGGGTGCCCAAGAAGCAAGCTCGCCGGCGCCAGCAACGCCGGAGGAGGAGCCTGGGCAGCAGGAGGCAGCGGCGACGCCCGTGAGCGCCGCTGAACCGCGAGGCGTGCCGCACGCGGACTTTGATCCCGTGGTCACGGCCGCAGAGCGCGAGGCCGCCGGCGATCTGGTGAAGCGCGAGAACCCGGAGGTGGTCGAGCTGGTCCGCGTCGCGAAGGAAAGCGCGCTGTCGATGGAGAGCGCCTTCGAGCTGGTGCAGCGGTTCGCCCCGCTCGCGGCCGAGATGAAGGCGACGCTCGCGACGGCCAAGACGATCCAGGTCACGAGCGAGGAGCAGGGCGCCGCGATGGCCATGGCCCGCACGACGCGGCTCGCGCTGCGAGACATCCGCCTTCGCTCCGAGAAGCTGCGCAAGGGCCTCAAGGAAGACTCCCTCAAGCGCGGGCGTGCCATCGACGGACTGCACAATGTCCTCGCCTACGCGATTGCGCCCGAGGAGGCGCGGCTGGAGGACGCCGAGAAATTCGCGGAGCGGGCCGTGGCCGAGCGTTTGCGCCTGCTGGCGCAGCAGCGGTTCGAGGCGCTGATGAAGTACAACTTCAACCCCGGTGCGATGGACCTGGGCGCGATGACCAAGGAGGACTTCGATCTATTGCTGGAGGGCCAGCGTCTCGCCTTCGAGGCCGCCCAGCGCCGCAAGATCGAGGCCAAGACGGTCGAGCGCCGCGAGCAACTGGCTGCTTACGGCGTGTCGCCCACCGCGCAGGTCATGGTCAGCCCGGACCTGGGCGCATTGCCTGACGACAAGTTCGCCCTCGTCCTGGCCGAACACAAGCGGCTGCACGAGCAGGAGCAGGAGCGGAAGCGCACGCTGCGCTACAGCCGGAGCAATCTGCTCGGCACCTGGGGCGTAACCTATTCGGGCACGACGCCCATTGAGGAGCTGGATGACGAGACGTTCAGCCGCATCGAGGCTGACGCCAAGGGAGCCTGGAACGCGAAGAAAGATCGCGAGCAGGCCGAGCGCGACCGCCTGGAGCGCGAGAAGGTGAAGGCGCAGACCGCCAACCGCCGGCTGGCGCTACTCTCGCGCTTCAACGCGCAGGTCTCGTCCTCAACTGTGGAGGAGCAGACTGTTCACACCGTCATCTATGCCGACCAGGGCGGCGGACAGTTGACGGCCGACCTGGGCGAAGTGCCGGAAGCCGAATTCGAGATCATCGCCTCGAACGCGAGCAACCGCTTCGTCGCCGAGAAGGCCCGCGTGGACGCGGAGCGCAAGAAGCAGCAGGCCGAGAAGGAGGAGGCGGATCGCAAGGCCCAGGAGGAGAAGCGGCGCGCCGACGAGGCGCAGGCCGAGCTGGACAGGCAGAAGAAGGCCAAGGCCGAGGCGGATCGCAAGGCCAAGGCCGAGGAGGCTCGGCTGGCCCGAGCGCCGGACAAGCAGAAGCTCGTCGCCTTCTTGAAGTCGATCAACTCGATCACCGCCCCGGAGATGAAGACCGAGGTGGGCCGCGACTGCCTAGAAGCCATCCGGGAGCAGTACAAGCTGGCGGCGGAATTCGCCTCGAAGCTGATCGCCGAACTATGACCGCGACCAAACTACTCCTCACCGTGCCGCAGGCCGAAGACTTGGTGCGCCTGCTGCCGCCGCATATCAAGGCCGCCAAGCGATCGGGCGAGCGCGTGATCTGCATCACCGTGAAGACGATGACCGGGACGGCGACCGAGCCGACGCCGGCCGACGTGAAGAAGTTCAGCGAGGGCGCCCCGTTCGATCACGTGAACCGGAGATTTCTCGATGCCCATTGAATTCGTCCCGGCCGTGCGCGAGCGCACGCGGCTCATCATCCTGCTCGCCGGCGCAACCGGCAGCGGCAAGACCAGAAGTGCCCTGGAGATCGCGCGCGGGCTGTGCCGTGGCGACGACTCGAAGATCAAGGCCATCGACACCGAGAACGGGCGGATGCTCTTCTTCGCCCCGCCGCGCGGCCAGCGGCCGGGCAAGGGCACCTTCGGGTTCCGACACGGCAATATGCGCCCGCCGTTCTCGCCCAATGACTACAAGGCCGCGATCGAGGAGGGCAGTCACGACTGCGAGTGCCTGATCGTGGACAGCTTCTCGCACGAGTGGGACGGCGAGGGCGGGATGCACGACATGCAGGCCGAGGCGCTGGACAAGATGATGAAGCGCAACCCGAACTTGAAGGAGGACACCGTTTCGTCGCTCGCCTGGAAGGAGCCGAAGATGGACCACCGCAAGCTCGTCTCGAAGATGCTCCAGATTTCTCCGTACCTGATCCTGTGCCTGCGTGCCGAGGAGAAGCTGAGGATCGAGCGCCAGCCCATCGACGCCAACAATCCGACCGGGCCGAAGAAGACGGTCTTCATTCAGCCGAGCGATCTCCCGATGAAGGATCGCTGGGTCATGATCTGCGAGAAGCGCCTGCCGTTCGAGAGCACGATGTCGCTGCTGTTCGTGCCCGATCGGCCGGGTGTGCCGATTCCGGTCAAGCTGAACGAGGAGCACAAGTTCGCCGTGCCGCTCGACCGGCAGGTGACGGACCAGATCGGCCGCGATCTCGCCGATTGGGCTGATGGCGGTGTCGCCAAGGCTGCCGATCCGGGCCTTGTGGCCGAGCTGCTGCCGGCGAATTGGAACGATTGGGGCTTGGAAGAGCGTGGCGCCAACCGCGCGACGCGGGGCACCGCCGTCCTGGAGGGCTGGTGGAAGAGCCTGACTGCGGCCGAGCGCGTCCAGCTCAAGAACCACCTGGAAGAGTGGAAGGCCATCGCCGCGAAAGTTTCGCCATGAACGCCCAACTCGAAGCCGACGCCCTCGCTTTCATCGCGCTCAACCCGCGCGTGTGGGAGCTGTTCGTGAAATTCACCAAGGAGGTGATCGCCTCCGGCCATGCCCACTACGCGGTCGATGGCATCTTCCACCGTATCCGCTGGGAAACGGACGTGGCCACGCGCTTCGCCGGCACGGCCGAAGGGCAGCCGCTCAAGCTGAACAACAACCACCGCGCCTACTTCGCGCGCAAGTTCCACGAGGACTTCCCGGAGCACGCCGGATTTTTCAGGACGCGCCTGACAGCCTCGGAGGTGGTGGAGTCATGATCGCCACCGAAGGCTTCACCCGCCGGCGCGAACGCCGGCCGTTCAACACGCACGACGACATCGTGTGGGACGGCCGGGCCGCTTGGATCAGGATGGACAAGCATACCGAGATCACGGTCTCGAACTGGCGCTGGGGTCTCGTGATCGGGATCATCGCCGGCGCCGCGATCGCCAGCTTCTTTTGGTGGATTAACTCCCTATGACCAACGACTGCGTTTTCTCCAGCGATCGCGTCTATCGCTATTCGCTCCTGCACACGATCGCGCCGCCGCAGGAGGGCCATCCGAAGATTGTCGCCTGGATCGGGCTGAATCCGTCCACGGCCGACGAACAGCAGCTCGACCCCACGCTGCGCCGCATCCGCTCCTTCACCGAGCGCGAGGGCGGCACGGCCTTCGTCATGCTGAACCTATTCGCCTTCCGCGCCACCGATCCCAATGACATGCGCCGCGCCCACCGCCGCGACATCAACGTCGTTGGCGCGAGCAACGACGACATCATCAAGACCTGGGCGAGCGTGGCCATGAAGACCGTGGCCTGCTGGGGCACTGGATGGGAATTCTATCCGGGCCGGGCGGCCGACGTGCGCGGGATGCTGGGCGCCCGTGGCGTCTCGCTGCTTTGCCTGGGCAAGACCGACTCCGGGCACCCCTGCCATCCGCTCTATCTGCCCAAGCACCGGCAGCTCGAACCGCTGTGATAACGCCGCCTGCCATCGTCCAGCCGGCCGAGGAGGAGTTTGGGATCATGCGCCTCATGGACGCCATCGCCCAGGTGGAGAGCGGCTGCGACGACGAGGCGATCGGAGCGCAGGGCGAGCGCGGGCGCTTCCAGTTCACCCGCGCCCTGTGGGAAGAATTCTCCCAGGTCCCGTTCGAGCGCGCGAACTGCCGGAGCTGCGCCGAGACCACTATGGGCCGGCTGCTGCTGGCGTGGCATCACGAGCTGGTCTGTCGCGATGTGCCGATGACGATGCGCCCGGAGATCATCGTCCAGTGGTTCGAGTGCGGCAGGCGCGGAGCGGTCACGCCGCATAAGCGCGACTCGATCCAGCGCATCCTAAACCTATACTATTGCCGGAAATAAAAGCCGGTCATGAGCAACATGCGGGACAGCAGCCGGCAGAGCTGGACTTCCGGCAACACGATCCAGGAGATCAACGCCGGATCGTTTCAGCGGATCGCTGACGCCTGCGAGCTGATGGCGAAGAGCCACGCGCAACTGATCGAGGAGCGGGATCGCTACAAGCGTTGGCACGAGGAGGGCAATCAGCGCATCCGCCGACTGGAGACGCGCGCCTCGCGCTACCGCGCCTATATCACGTACCTCAAACGCAAACTTCGTGAGCACACCCAATCGTAAGAACCCCGAGGAGCTGGTGAAAGACCTGCTCTGGCAGAATCACGCGCTGACCCAGCAGAACGCCGACCTGCTGCGCGACAACAAGAGGCTGGTGGACGAACTGGCCAAGATCAAAGCGGCGCCGCCGGCGAAGCCGGAGCGGCCGTCCATCGTGCGATGAAATTCAAGCTCATCTTCGCGTGGTACGACCTTTGGGTCGGCGCCTTCTACGATCGTAGAGCCAGGAAAGTTTACCTGTTCCCCTTGCCGATGCTCGGCCTGCGGATCACTCTCCCGCCGCCACGGCCGCGCTGCACCTACTGCGGCGCTCGCGTCGCGGAGAGCTGGATGATCTGCGACCGCTGCGAAGCCGGGCTGCCTCCCGAACGCCGATGAAATTCCCCGCCCTATTCGGCCACCCGGCCCGCGTGCAGGCCGCCTTCACTCGCAAGATCGAGCGGCCGGAATTCGCGGCCGAGGGTCCGCACAAGTGGCTCTTCTTCGGGCCGCCCGGTCTAGCGAAGAGCATGATCGCGCACTCGATCCAGAAGCGCCTGGACCCGGACGGCCTTGGCTCTCTTTCGCTCAATGGAAAGGAGCTGACCGTCGAGGAGATTCGCAAATGGAGGAAGTCGATGCGGACGCGGCCGATGGGGAGCTGGTGGATCACGGTGATCGACGAGCTGGACCGCGCCTCGCGCGACGCGCAGGACTTGATGCTCTCGTGGCTCGATCACCTGCCGGAATTCGCGATCGTGATCGCGACCACGAACCAGAACCTCGACGAGCTGCAGGAGCGCCTGCACACGCGCTTTCAGCAGATTCGCTTCGAGCAGCCGAGCGACCAGGAGATTTACGACGCCCTCAAGGCGGCCGGGCTGCCGCCGGACGTGGCTGAGAAAATCGCCACTGGCTGCAAGGGTAACGTCCGGGCGGCCGAGATGGACGCGACCACCTGGGAGGATTTCCACGCGCCATGAGAGCGCCGCGCCGAAAGCATTGGTTCGTATCGCTTCACCGTGAGGCCGAGACCTGGGCTTACGCCGGGCCGAGGTCCAGTTGCGAGGCGACGGCGATCGACGAGTACGCTGCCGGTTGCGGCGAGCCGGGCCGGTTCACCTACTGGATGGCCCCCGGCCACCGCTCCAGGAAGAACCGGGAGGATGATTGCGATCCCGAGGAGCACGAATTCACCGTCGAGATGGGGGCAGTGGAGCAGCGCGAGGCTGTGTTCAGTGCCCGTACTTGACCGCGATGAACCAGCCGATCTCGGCGATGATGACCGCGAGGCCGCCGGCGAGGCCCCAGCGCCAGATTTCCAGGGCGCGGATGCGCGTCTCGAAGCCCGCCTTGATCTCCTGGAGCAGCGTCGTGTTCTCCGTGTGCTGCTTCTCCTGTGTGCGCTCGTACTGATCGAGCCGCGTGAGGATGTTGGAGAGGACCGAGTTCAAATCGTTTTCGTCAAAGGAAGAGGACTGGTGAGGTGCCATAAGGGTATCACCCCGATCCCACCGCGCAAGACGGCGCCGGCGCGATCGTCGGGTCGAAAGCGTTGAGGTAGCTGAGGAGACTGTGCCTTGCCTTTGGATTGTTGAGGACCCGCCCATTGCCGATCTGGAAGCCGGGCGGGTGCAGGTACTCGAAGAAGGGAGGCAGATCGAGCGGGACGCTGGGCACCCCGTCGCCGACGAGGTAGGGCCGGAAGACGCGCTTCACGCGGGTCAGGAGCCAGTCCCGGAAGATCGCATTGCCCAGCCTGGGGGCTGCCCACAGGCCGGCGTAGCCAGCGCCAACCAGGGCGGCCACCCCTTCGGCGATGGCGCCGCCCAGGCTGTGCCCTTCCACTCCGTCCAGGGCCAGCTCGCCGCCCGGCATCAGGCTCTCCACGGGCCTGCCGGACGCCAAGGAACCGCCCAGGACGAGCGAAGTGAAGCCGGCCTCGGTCTTGGCACCATTCGGAGCAAATGGGCACGTTTCTGGCCAGAATTCGGCGTCCTCGGCCCATTCCGGGCCGTCCTCGGTTCCCCGGATGGCCAGATGGCGGCCAAGGTCCGGGTGCCGGGCCACTATCCCGTAGCAGACGGCCGGCTCAAAGGCACCGTGGCTGACCCAGGTATCCTCGAAGGTGAAGCCCAGCGGGGCCAGATCGACCGAGATCGGCGTAGGGGAGAACCCCTGGTCGTAGGCGGCCAGGACGAGACGGCCAAGGAGCACGTCCGCCGGCGCCGCCTGGAACGGGCTTGCCGAGAGAAGCGCGGCGAGGGTCATGGCGCTACTTGGTCGGAGGCTCGGGAGGCGGCAGCGGCTCGGCCTTGGGCGCTGCCGGCGGCGGCTGCGGCGGCGGCAGGGCAGACGCGGCGACCTTGGCTGCCGCGATCGCCGGCGCGGCGGCCGGCACGGCGACGGACGTGGCGGCGCCGGCGGCCTGGACCGCCTGGGCCACGGCCGGGGCGAGCGCCTGGAAAGCCTGGGCCATCGCCAGCGTAGCCTGGGCACTGGCATTGCCCGCGTTCTCGATGATCTGCGAGGAGCTGGTCTGGATTTTGTTCGCCGAGACCTTCACGTGCCCGGTGGACGGATCGACATCGAGGACGAAGGTGTCGGCGTTCAGCTCCTTCGGGAAGCCCACCGCGAAGCTCTTGCCGGTGGAGTCCTTGACCTTGAGCGTGGTCGTCGCGGCGTCGATCGTCTGCCCGGTCGTCGAGCAGCCCGACATGCCGCCCAGGACGATCCCGGCGAAGATCAGCATCACGGCCGCCTTCGCTGCAGCCGGGACGATCGCCGGCCCGGCGGCTGGGGCGGCCGGAGCCGCCGGCGCGTCGTCATCCGAGCGTTGCTTGTTCAGGTACGGGACCGTGATCGCGACGCAAGTGATGAGATATTTGAGGGCGCTGATGAGCGCGGGGGAGACGTGCCCGTTGAACTGGTCGATGAAGGCGTTGGCCAGAAGCGTGAACAGCATCCCGTAGAAAACGACGTGTCGTGCGAAGTGGGAGTTCATGCCGTTGGCGCCGTGTCAGTCAGCAACGTGCGAACAGCGTGTGAGCACTTTCCTACCGAATTCACTTGCTCGGCAGATCACGACCGGAGAAGGATTTCGGCGCGGGCCGGACGCTCCCCGTATCCATGCTTCATCCAGCGACAACCCATCTTCACTTTGCCCACCCCGTAGGGGAGACTGCCGTCGCTGGCTCATCGAGCGTCACTCGAATTCCTCGCGGGGTGGGCATTTCACTTCACCCATGAAAGATCGCTACACCCATCTCCGCACCGCGATCGAGTCCTTCGGGGCGCGATTCGCTCTCGTCAATCCGTCCGCCTCGCCGATCCCGGTCGAGGCGCCGATCGAAGTTGTGATCCGCGAGCTGCACCGTCACCTCAAGGAAGGGCACCCGCTGCACCCGCCGCGCGAGGTCATCAAGGGCCAAGGGGATTTCGCTGGCTACGAGCTGATGGTCTCCGAGCCGCTGCCGCCGAACGGCCAGGGCAAGACTCTCCTCTGCGTCTCGATCTACACCGACCTGAACGAGAAGACGGTGCTGACCGATCAGCGCGTCATCGCCCACGGGATCATTGGCCTCGTCATCGCTGAGTGGCTGGAGGGCGTCGAGGCCGAGCAGAAGGCCAAGGCCGAGGCTGACGCCAAGGCGGCCGAAGCCGCCAAGCCGAAGGAGGGCGAGGACTCCAAGGTCACGAAGTTTCCCGGAGCCGAGAGCGCAGCGCCGGCGCAATGACAGGCGCCGAGATAGTCGCCCTCTTCCAAAAGGAGAGGGACGCGGCAGCGAACAAGCTGATCGAGACCGCGAAGGCTGACCACAAGGAGAAGCCGGAGATTCGCGTGCCCAAGATCGGCCAGATCAAATTCCGCCTCGGCAAAAAGAAGCCCAGGCGGCCAACCCCTTCGAGGGTGTACGAGGCGCAGCAAAAACTGCTGGAGGCCATGGTCGCGTTCCCGGACTTGGAGCCTGACCTGATCGTCCGCGCTGTGTCGCGGCACCTGCTCCTTGAACCGATCGTCATCGCTCGCCTCTGGTCCCACGTCCGCCAGCGGTACGAGCACAAGCGCGTGAATGAAGCGGTACGTTGAAACAGAGCGATGGTTCGATCCTTTCTTCACGGAGCTGTCGCTGGAAGCGAAGGTCTTCTACAGCTACCTCGCCGACCGTTGTAACAACGCCGGCATCTATGAGCGCAACGATCGCGTGGCCCGCACGTGCATCAACCGTGACCTCGACTTCGACGCGATCATCGAGGAGCTGGGCGATCGCGTCGAGAAGTTGAAGAGCGGAAAGCTGTGGCTCACCCGCTTCATCAAGGTCCAGCTCAACGGCAAGCCGCTGCGCCCGGACAAGATTCCGGCCCACGCGCAGATCGTGAAGTTCCTCAAGGACGAGGGCATTGGCATGGAGAACCCATGGGTCGCGCGCGGCATCGGGGTCCAGACCGAGAAACCGAAGGCCGAGAAGAAGCGGGCCGAGCAGCCCGCGCTGCCCGGCCTGGAAAACGCCGTGACGTTTCCGCCGGCGCTCGACTGCCGCGAGTTTCACGAGACCTGGGAGCTGTGGCTGAAATATCGGCGCGAGCGCAAGCTGCCGGCGCTCCAGCCCACCTCGATCAAGGCCCAGCTCGACGAGCTGGCCACCTGGGGATTGGAGCGGGCAATCATGGCGGTGAAGCACAGCATCCGGCAGAATTGGCAGGGTATATTCGAGGAGAAATCCAATGGACGAACCACAACCGATCGGAACCGCAGTAGCCGCAGCTTTGAGCACGGCAGCGACTACGGAAGCGTCAAAGAAAAGCTCTAGCGGCTGGCAGCCCGAGCTGGATGCGTACTGCGTGGAGCTGGTCAAGGCCCGCGCCGCCGCCGCCGCGTTCGTGCGGGACATGGAGGAGGGCAAACCCGGCCGGTGGCTCACGCTGATCGGCGATCCCGGAGTGGGGAAGACGATGATCGCGCGCCAGATTCTCCAGCAGTCGAAGTTGTCCAATCCGGGCAACGTGCCCTTGTGGATTTCCGGCGGGAGTGCGGGCGACTGCGAGCGCAACCCCAGGCCAGAGTGCGTCTGGATCGACGCGAGCAGGTTCGCGCGCCGGCTCCTCCAGGGAGACTTCGACCTGCCCGAGAGCTACTTCAATGACTGGTGCGTCGTGTTCGACGACCTTGGGGCCGCGCGCGACACGCAGACCAACTTCATCGCCGACGCGATCTATCGCTTCGCCAACTCGCGGCTGGGCAAGTGGACGGTCTGGACCTCGAATTTCGATCTCAAGGTCATCAACGACCAGCTCGATCCGCGCATCGCCTCGCGCCTGATCCGTGACGAGAACCGGCTGCTCAAGATCGACGCCCGCGACTACGCGCTGACAGGGCGACAGAAGCGGTGAGCACGCGCAGGCTTTTCCTCCCCACGGCCGCCGGCACGATCCCGGTTTGGGTGTACGGCGGCCCCAGCACCGCTTTGAATCCCAACGGCGGGTTCAGCGACATGATTGGTCTGCCGGACGGCTCGATCTTCCTTCGCAACCGCGACGCGAGCCTGGGCCTCTACAGCATCTTCTCGGCCTTCGGCAAGGGAGGCACGGGCGGCGTCGGCTACGCGGTCATCGACCCGAACATCATGCCGGCGCCGGTCGCCGCGACGGGCGGCCTCTGGAGCGTGTCGTACAATGCCGTCACCGGCGCCAATATCACGGCGCCGGCCACGGCCGCGACCGTGCAGGCCAACCTCAACGCGATCTCGACCGTGGCGGCCGTGGGCGGCGTGACCGTGAGCGGGGCGACCGGCGGCCCGTACACCGTCACCTTCAACAACAATGGGGCGCAGCTCCCGTTCGTGAAGGCGGTGAACACGATCAACACCACCGGCTCGAACATCTCGGCCGTGCTGATCGCGATCGTCTCGCCTGGATCGCCCAGCACCCAATGCGTGCAGACGATCACGCCGGCGACGGGCGAAGGGCAGGCGATCGGCCTGCTGATCGGCAGCGACGGCACCGTGCAGCAAAAGACGCTCGGCACGATGACTCGCGGCGGGACCACGGCCGCGCTCTCCGACAGCGCCGCGGCCGCCCTGGTCTCCAGCCAGCCCTGCCTGCTATTCGGCGCCCGCAACTCGCTCGATTACTATAAGGGCGGCGTGCAGAATCCGATCACGAGCTTCGCCCTGGTGAACGCAAAGAGCGGCGCCCTCGTGCCTGGGTTCGCCGGCTTGGCCATCGTGAAGAACAGTGCGATCAGCGTGCAGCCGGACTTCCTCGTGTTTGGCGACGGCGGATCGAACTTCGGCTTCTTCTCGCCGCACCTGATGACGAACAACTCGACGCCGACGAGCCTGCTCTATTTTACCTCGTGGCCCACGGTCAATCCGGGCAGCTCGGCCGGGTCGGTGACGAAGCAGTATTTCATCTCGGCCTCGACCGGCGTCCTGACCGGACCCGCGCTCACCTATGGGGCGACCGGCGTAAACGCCCCGTTCCTGATCGACGCGACCGGCGCGCTGTCCTCGCAGTTCTCCAGCGGCCGGTTCTCCATGGCGATCCCCGCGCCTCTTGGGGGCGGCCTATTCCTGCAGGACAGCTTCAACCAGCGCCAGCCATCCGATCCGGTGAACATCCCGTCGCCCAAGATCACGGCCAACACATTCTTCACCCGCAGCGGCCTCGTCCTCACGATCACGGTGCAGATCACCGTCCTCACCACGTCGCCGAATTATCAGTACGACGTTTGGGGCGGATCGGCCGGCGGATACGCCACCGTGCCGTTGACGAGCGACATGACGCAGATCGGCACCGCGATCGCGAGCCTCTTCCCGGACTGCACCATGTCGCAAAGCCCGGTCCTCACCGGGTCCGCGAACAACTGGACGATAACGAACACCGTCACGATCACGATGCCGACCGGGGCGACCTACTTCCCTTATCTCTCCGGTCGCATGGTCTATGATGGCGCCGGGCTGGCCGGCACCTACACCCCGCTCAACGAGATCGACGCCACCTTCGTCACGCTCTGCGATTCCGCCGGAGGCCACGTGACCAATATCCCGGCGCCGACCAATGTCACCAGCTCCCTCGGCGTGACGGCCGTGACCGTCCCGGACTCCTCCGGCCTCGCGGTCAACGCCGGGGTAATCTGCCACGCCTTCGCCTACAAGGACCCGGCCTCATCGAACTACAACTGGATCGTGACAATCCCCGGCGTGATCCGACTCAACATCGCCCTCAGCCGCGCGAACACCCTGACCAACCAGGGCCAGAACCTATATCGAGGTCTCTATACGCAGTGCCAAGTGGCCGTGGTGCCGTTCAAGAACGGGTTCGCGATCGCGCTACCGTATCTGCCGCGCTACGTCAGCACGCTCGGAGCGCCGCTGAACTACGCGATCAACGCCGGCAAAAGCGGCGCCAGCACGATCATCACCAAATGCCCGATCCTCGTGATCGACAGCTCGGGCAACGTGGACACGGCCTTCGACGCGAATCTCTGGACGAACTTCTGGTCGCTGGCCCGCACGGACGGGATGCGCTTTGGGCCGAACGCCCTGGTCGTGAAGAGCGGCCACCTGTACTTCGGCAGCCACTACTGCCCGACCTACCTCAGTCTGGCCGGGCCGTCGCCGTCGCCGACCGACCTGTCTGGCAACGTGCTGAACCCGCCATCCTTTGCGCCCTTCCAGGCCGGCGGCCCCGGCTACGAGGTGTTGTGCGCCTGCGACACGAGCGGGAACCGCGTCCTGCCGCCCACACACACCTAGATCGCGGTGAAGAGCACGACCGGACAGGCGGTGCCCGGCGCCGTACCGCCGGTGGGAGTCGTAGTCACCGCGATCACGATCCCCTTGCTGAACGTGTACCCCAGGTGCAGCTCTTGGTTGATCGGGTTCGAGGTTGTGACCGGGAACCAGAAGACCGGCGCCGTCGTGCCCACCGTGACTTGATTCGCAGCCGAGGCGTTGAACACCTGCACGTACACGATCGAGGCGTTCGCGTTCGCGACATTGATGAAGGTGAGGGTCGCCGGCGTCGAGCTGACGAGCACGGCCGAGTTAGTCACGGCCGCGTTGGTGAAGGCGCCCAGGGCGAAGGCCGGGCGGGCGGCCACGAGCGCCGCGACAAGCAGGATGGATTGGAGGATGCGTTTCATGGGAGGAGGTCACTTCACCTGCACGACGCGCAGGGTGCCGTAGGCCGAGACCGTACCGGCCGAGAACGTGGCCTGGGCCACGAGGTACACGGTGGTCGTCGAGCCGAGGGTGAGCCGCACCGTGGGGCACGGCAGGCCCACAGCGTCGAGCGTCAGGGTCGTGGTGGACTCGACGGTATGGCCGAACGTGTCCTGGGCGCCCAAGGTCGCGCTCGTCGTCGAGATACCGAACTGCTGCTGCGTCATCGTCGCGGACGAGAGCTTGAAATCCACGACGCCCGTCACGTCGTAGGTGCCGGCGGACAGGGAAACGCTCGTGACGTTGGCCGTCGTCGCCGTAGTGAGCGCCACGGCCGAGCCAGTGGCCACGGTCGAGGTCGTGATCTTGCCCCGCGTCGCGAGCGCATCGAGGGCGCCGTGGACCTGGGTCGGCGAGGTCTGCCAGTCGCCGGAGGTGGTCGGCGAGAAATTCATGCCGAAGGCGTCGGTGAAACGGACCAGGGTCGGGCTGCTCGTCAGGGTCAGGCCCGAGGTCGCCGGCAGCGAGGCGATGTCCGCGTACACCGTGCAGCCCACGCCATTGATCGTCAGCGATCCGATCAGCGCCGGGCAGCCGAAGAGCCGCACGATCGTCTGGCCGGCGCCGTTGTCCACGATGTTCTGCGTGCCGTTGACGAAATAGCACGAGACATAGGTTTGGGCCGTGGGCACGCTGGCCGAGTCCTGCCCGATCCAGTTCCCGACGAATTGGACCAGGGAGCACGTAGGCGCGCCCCCGGTGAAGGTGGAGGTGCCGATGCAATAGCCGGTGGTCCAGAAGATGCCATCGGTGGCGCCGCGTCCGGTCCAGAGGAAGTTGCCGAGGCAGGAGAAGTTGAAGCAGTCGAGCGTCGTGCTCACGCCGCCGCCGATCGAGGCGAGGTCGAAGGTGACGTTCGAGAGGACCGCGATGTTCTGCAGCCCGGCGCGGGCCGCCGTGGTTGAGAAGGCCGAGTTGAGGGTCAGGGTGCCGTTGATCCGTACCGCGCCGGCTTCGCCGCCCCCGCCGTTGCCGCAGAGGAAGACCGCCGGTTTGAGCACGACGTTCTCGGTGTAGGTCCCGGCCGAGACGAGAATCTGGTAATACTTCGAGCTGGCCGCGTCGGTGATCGAGGCCATGGCCTGCGAGATCGTGAGGTACGGCTGGGTGAACGAGCCGTTGCCAGTGGCATCGTTGCCGGACTTCGAGACGTACACCGTCTGGCCGAAGGACGGCAGGATGGTCGGGGCGATTGTGGGGGTGTTGTCCGATCCGACAGTGAGCACCTGACCCTGGTTGTACGACGTGACCGGGAGCTGCTTCGCGATCAGATTGCCGCTGTCGTCATAGTAGTTGATGACCCAGCGGGGCGTGTTCGTGCTGGCAGCGGCGATCGAGGCAGCGAGGAGGAAGAGGATGAAGTGGAGCGGATTTTTCATGGGAGAGGATCAGACTGCGGGGTGGTAGGTGATGCGGCCGGTCAGGGCGGTGATGTCGCCGGTCGTGTTCGACGACTGGCCGGTGAGTTTGAGGAGATTCGTCACCGTGAAGCTCTGCGCCGTCAGCGTGCCCACGTTCAGGATAACCGGCGTCGGCATCTGCGGGCAGTTGAATTGAATCTGGTACACGAGGACCGTGCTGCTCTGGCGGATGAGGAGGATTTCCAGAATCGCCGTGCCGGCCGAGACCGTGGTCTGAGCCGTCGAGTCGAAGAGGACCGTGGCCCCGAAGTAAAACCTGATCTCGCGGGTCGCGCTGGCGTGCGCCAGCGTCGTAAGCCCGTAGCTGATCCGCAGCATGTCGCCGTTCGTCACGAGAGAATTGGCGGCGAGGGTGTCGCTGAACAGAGTCGTCTCGACGTTGGTCCCGTTCGAGACCCCGGTGAAGTGCTCGAACACGGTGCCGCCGGCCGCCGCGTACACGGCCGACGTGCCGACTTGGCAGCGGGTGCTACCGGCCGTGGCCATGCCGCCGGCGTTGGTCAGGGCGCCGCCGCCCGCGCTCGTCGCGGCCGTGGTCGGCTTGATCGCCATCACGGTCGAGCTGACCGAGACGGCCGCCACCGAATTCGAGATGAACCAGACGAGGCTCGTCCCGATCCCCATCACGCAGAAATCGTTCGCGGCCGGGCCGCTGACGCCGGTCGCCGTGCCCAGGAGGAGCTGCGCCCGCTGGGTCGAGTTGGAATTGAACTGCAGGGTGGGCGACGCGCCCGACCCGGAGCCGGAGTTGATGACGACGATCGCGTTGACGGCGCCCGTGCCGCCGCCGCCGAAGCTGTTCGTGACCGCCGTGAAGCTGTGCGATCCGGTCCAGGTCGGGACGATCGTAAGATCGAGCGGCGGTGCCGCGTCCGCGCGCATGAACGAGGACGAGGACCCGTTGACGACCGAGAGGCCCACCTTGGCCGTGGGCGACGCCGGCGAGCTGCCGTTCGCGGCCGAGATCACGCCCGCCACGGACACGATCGAAGTGCCGTCCACCTTGACGACGCCGAAGGCGGCGTTGGTGGCCTGGGGCACAGTGATGACGCCGGCAGCGACCGTGATGACGGTGCCGTCCGGCTGGACCGTTCCGAGCGAGCCGGCCGTGGCCTGGGCCATCGAGAGGACACCGGAGCCGTTCACCGAGAGGCCATTGGCGGTCGGCACCGAGACGACGCCCACCGCGCCAGCCGTCGCCACGGCGACGCTGATGTTGCCCGCCCCATCGACCGAGAGGTTGCCGGCGGCCGGGACCTTCACGCCGCCGAGGGTCGTGGTCGTCGCCGGCGGCAGGGAATAGGAGCTGACCACGGTCAGCACGCCACCCGGCGCCGTGATCGTGGCGTTGTCCACCTTGAAGACGCCGAAGGTCGTATTCGTGCCGGTCGGGACGCTGATGTTGCCCGAGCCGTCCACCAGGAGATTGCCCGCGCCCGGCACCTTGACCCCGCCCAGCGCGCTCGTCGTGGCCGCCGGCAGGACGTAGGCAGCCGCCGCGATCAAGGCGTTCACCTGGGAGAGCGTCTGCCAGGGGTCCGAGGGGTTGGGCACGGATGGGGTGCCCAGGATCAGCGCCGCGTTCAGCGTGATCGGCATCTGCAGCACCGTGTTGATGTTCCCGGAGCTGCCCTGCTGCACCTGCAAGGTCGTCAGGATCGAGGTCAGCCCGGTCAGCAGGTTGAAGATGCCCTGCGTGTTGAGGTTGACCTGGGCCGACAAATACATCGGCGAGGAGAGGCCAGCGCCGCTGGCGACAATGAGCGACTGGCTCAAGCCAGCCAGGGCGCCGACGAACGTGATGTCGTAGGTCCAGACCCCGGACTGGACCACGTTGACGTTGTTCGCCCCGATCGTGGACAGGGCCGCCAGCGCGGTCTGCAGGGCCGAGGCGCTGATGTTATAGGCAAGGCTGGCTGTGCTCTTGCCGCCGAAGGCCAGGGAGAAGGTGCCAGAGTACGTTCCGGTCGGGATCGTGACTCGCTGGATTTCGTTCAGGCCCGCGCCGCCGGCCTGCAGCCGCGAGACGCCGATCATCGGGTACGTCGGCGTCCACGTGTTCTGCACGGCGGCCGGGATTTGCACCAGGGTCATGACCTGCTGCTCCTGGACGCCCGTCGCGCCGATCACGGCGCGCTGCGTCAGGCCCAGGCTGGGCGGCACCAGCTCGCCGGCGCCGATCGCGAGCAGGTTCGACTGCGCGCCCGTGTTATTGAAGATGACCGTCCATGGGCCGCCGTTGTTGCCCTGCACGGTGACGCCGCCGGCCGAGATGATCGAAGCCAGGGCGTTGAGGGCCGTCTGCAGCGTGGCCGCGCTGACGTTGAAGGGCTGGGCCGCCGTCGTGTTGGCGCCGAAAGTGACGGTGAAGGTGCCCGAGGTGGGCACGAGTCCCACCTGACCGATCGCCATCGTCACCGGCGTCACCGTCGCCGGGTCGATGTAGGAGTAGGGAAGCGCGTTGGGCTGCTGCGACGCGGTGTTCGCCTGCAGGAAATGGAGCTGCACCGGCACGTTGTCGCCCTGCTCCAAGGCGAAGGAACCCGGAGATACGGTCGCCGTGAAATTGGCGACCAGTACCTTCCGGGTCGTGTCGATGTAGAGGATCAGCGGTGCAGCCATGACCGGCCCTCGGGATCAATACTGCTCGGTGATGATGTAGTACGTGACCGAGCCGGCGGTGAGGCCCGACGTGTTGTTCGTCGTGGTCGTGAGCCGCGCCGAGATGTTGGTCGAGGTGGTCCACGACGGGATATAGCCGCCCTGGATTTGAGCCGCGCGGGTGAAGGCCGTGCCGGCGTCCGCATCCGCAAGCCCCCAGGTCGCCGTGGTGAAGACCGAGTTGGCGACGAGCAGCGTATTGCCGCCGGTCGTGACGCCGAGCATCAGGGTAGCCGCCGTTTCACCGCCGCCGGTGAAGGCCACGGTGGCATCCTCGACGATGCCGACGATCTTCGCTTTCGGCTGGATCGTGGCGATCACCACGTCCGCCGTCTTGGCCGCAGCCGAGAAGGCGCTATACGGCACCGTCACCTTGAGGATCGAGCGCCGGAGAGCCTGGGAGTAGTTGACCACGATGCCGGCCGTGGTGCCGGCGCTGGTGAGGCCGGGCGATTGGTGCTGCGGCTGCCCGTTGCCATCGACGTACCAGTAGTCGCCGGCGACGCCGGCGCCGGTCGGCGTGACCGTTCGCTGGTAGCTGCCGTTGGCGTCGAGCTGGGTCGTGGTGACATTGGCGTAGGGCAACGCTTGCGCGTTGGCGAACGAGGCGAACGAGACGGCCGAGAGGCCGACGAGGAGAGCGAGGACTTTGTTCATGGCTGTGGAGGATTGAGGGTTCAGGGATCGGGAGATGTCAGAAGGGGCAGTTGAGCGAGAACGTGAAGCCGGTGCAGTCCGAGGAGGAGCCTGCCAGTTGGATGCTGAGGCTTTGTCCGGCCGCGATCACGTGCGTCACGTCCGGCACCGGGTTCGGGATGAAGATCGTCTGACCAACGCCGGTCACGGCGATCGCGTTGAGCCAGGAGACCGGCGTGCCGCCGACCAGCACCGTCACGTTGGTCGATCCGGTCGTGCAGCGGAAGTAGGCCGCCTGCACGCTGTAGCCGCCCCAGGATCGCGGATCGACGATCACCGTGCCATCGGTCACGGCCGGCGCCGCCCCGCCCGTCAGGATGCCCTGGATCGTGGAGAGCGGCTGCTGCGGGTCCTTGATGACGATCGAGCTGCCTTTGCGTCCGTTGCTCGCGAAGCCACGGCCGGAGACCGTGATCGAGGGGCCGTTGGCCGAGAGGAGCTGGACCAGCCGGTTGTAGAAGTCCGCCGTCCAGACCTTGCGCAGATTGTCGCCGGGGGAGGCCATGGCTCAGGTCGGGATGCCGGTCTCGATGTCGATGTCCAGGTTGTAAACAAACTCGAATTCCCACACCGCCCCGCGCAGCGTTTGCGTCGCCGATTCGAGGAAGATGTCGTCGCGCGCCGTCGCCGGCTGGGAGCTGCTGCCGCGCACAACCATGAGGTTTTGCGCCTTATAGACGCTCACCACCCCGTAGTACGCGCTGCCAGGACCGAAGCCGATGAACTGGCCATTGGCGTCGAAGATCGCGAGGTTCTGCGGATTTTCCGGCGTGCCGGCGATGTCGATGAAGTCGTCGCTCTGCTCAATCGGGACCTGGATAAACTTCGATTCGTAGGTGACGTATTGATACCCGGCGTTCAGGATCGCGACCCAGGTGATCTTGAGCGAGTACCAGCCGCCGGTGAGCTGCACGACCTCGATCTCGTCGCAGACAAATTGGTTCTGCGTCTGGTCAGGATAGGCCGTGACGTGGATCGTGGGCAGGCCGGTGGGATAGCCGAAGGTCTTGTAGAAGGTGGTGCGCTCGACGATCCCGGTGCGCTTGGTCACGTCGCGCTCGCCCGGCTGCTTGATCCAGCCGGAGATGCCAAATGCTCCCGTGCGTAGCGTGATGTTGGCCATGTTACTGCAGCGGGGCGTTGAGCTGGATCATGCCCGAGTAGTAGGTGAGGGTGTTGCCGCCGGCCGTCTGCTGAATGAGGAGCGGCACCTGCGCGCTCGCGGCTCCGGCCAGGAGGTCGGCCACCTGCTGCGTGGACAGGTCGAGCGTGCCCGAAAGGTTGAGCGGCACGATGAGGCCGGTCGCCGTGCCGGTGATCGCGAAGGTGTTTCCGGGGATCGTGATGTCCCAAAAATTCTGACCGGGCCAGACGGTCGCGCCCGTGACGCCGGGTAGGGCGTTGATCGCCGCCGCCACCACGTCGAGCTGGGCTGCGAAGGGGATGGGCGTCGTCGTATTGCCGTTCAGGGTGAGGGTGAACGTCCCGCCATAGGTCCCGGCCGGGATGGCGACCCGTTGCGTCACGGTGCCGTTGATCGAGGTGACGGTGATCGCGGGCGCGGATTGGGGAGTCCAGGCCGTGACCTTGGCCGTCGCCTGCTGCTGCAGCGTGATCGCCTGGACCTCGGCGAGCGCGGCCGTGCCGGTCTGGCTGCGCGTGATTGTGATGCCGGTTGCTGGATAGAGCGAGTTCGTGCCGACCGTGAGCAGCGTGCTCTGGACGCCCAGCGTCCCGAAAGTGACGTAGAAGGGGCCGCCGATCGGCCCGGTCACGGTGACGCCACCAGCCGCCACGATCGAGGCGAGGGCGTTGAGGGCGTTGCCGAGGGTGATGCAGTCCACGTTCCACGGCTGCGCCGGCGTCGTGTTGGCCCCGAAGGTCAAGGTGAAGCTGCCGTTCGTCGGGGCGTTCGCGGCCGGGCCGATCGAGAGCACGATCGCGGCCGAGGACAGATCGACGTAGTTATAGACCGGGTTCCCCGTGTTTAGCGGCTGCGGGTTGCGGACAAGGCCGGTCAACGTGACCGGCGCCTTGTCGCCGATCGTGATGATCGGGGGCAGCGTCCGCCGCGTGTCATTGGGGCCGACGACCAGGGCCAGGGCGGTAGTGTCGAGGAAGAGTTGCATAACCGTGGCCCCGTCTCAGAGCAGGGTGAGATCGCCGCGCTCCTTTCGCAGCGCCGTGATCTCGGCCTTGATCGCCCGCAGTTCGCTCACCGTCTGCTGGGCGTGGGAGACCAAGGCGCCCACGCTGTCGCTGCGGCCGAAGATGCCGCCGTTTATCATCACGACCGAGGTGGCCTTGTGCTTCTTGATCTCCTCCTCGGTGAAGCGCAGGTCTTTCGAGCCGGAGGTCTCCTTCGCCTCGTCGCCCGTGAGGATGCCGGCGATCTCGTGCTCGCGGTGGTTTTTGCGCACGCGCTCGGCCAGCTTCTCGGCCGCCTTCGCCTTCGCCGCTTCCTTGATGTCCGCCTCGCGCTGCACCGCCCGCATGTGATCCGCGTCGTCGATCGCCTTGTTGCGATCCCGGAAATCTTTCTCCGAGGCGACCTTCGCCTCCTCGTTCAGCTTGTTGTCGCGTGACTTTCCCATCGACACCAGCTCCCGCAGGTGGGCCTCCATCTGCGCAAAATAGCGTTCATCCGGCTCGAAGTTCGCGCGGGCGCCGGCCAGGGCCGCCGGGTTGTCGCTGCCGGACTCGGCCAGGATCATGCGCTCCCGGTTGTAGTCCTCCTGGTTCTTCTTCCGCTGTTCGAGCACGGCGTCGAGCTGGCCCTGATAGAAGGACGTGTCCTTGAGCTGACTCGGGTCCTCGCGCGCGTGCGTCACGATCTCGTCCATCTGCCGCAGCGAATTCTCCCGCGCGATCTCGGCCTGCGTTTGCGCCACGTCCGACTGGTTGATCGAGGGGAAGATCATGCGGGTGGCGAAGGACATCGTGTGCCCCACGTTCTTCCAGAAGCCCTCGTGCGGCGACTTGTCGCCCACCGCTTTGTTGAGGTCATCCATCGCCGTGTTCACGGCCGACATGATCCCGGAGATCAGGCCGTAGATCGCGTCCCGCAGGAGCAGCCGGCCCAGGAACCCCTTCATGAAGCTGTCGCCGGCGCCGGCGCCGCTGCGCTCGAACGCCGGCCAGTCCTTCATCGCGTCGAGCTGTTCCTGCGTCCGGCGCTCCATGTCGTAGGGGATCGCCGGGCCGACCCAGGTCGATGCCTCCCACACCCGCTTCATCTCGCGCGCCGCCTCCTCCGAACGGCGCACGCCGTTCTGGATGTCCGAGTCGTCGAACCGCGCGACAATTCTGACTTCCTCAGCCATGGGCGTGCTCCGGGTGCGAGGTGGTGCTGCGCGCCTGATCCATCAGGAAGGCGGCGTCCTCCTCGGAGACGCCGATGCGGCGCGCGAGGTCGGCGGCCGTCTCGCCCGGCTCGACCTTAAAGGTCTGGCAGCCGTTCTTTTCCGCCAGCTCCATCTGTTCGCGCAGCTCCTTGCCAACGATCCGGGCCTTGCTATCCGTCGCTTCCTCCAGGGCGCCAGCGTACCAGAGGAGCTTGCCCGCGTCCATCGTCCAGGCGTCGTAGAGCGGGACGTTCAGGTTCTTCACGACGCCCATCACGACCGACAGGACCCACGGGGTTCCGTAGGGCAGTCCCGGCTCATCCACCTGCTCGCGCATCATGTCCGGGACGGCGTAGTAGTCATCCAGGTACGCCTTGAGTCGGGCGGCGACCTCCTCGACGTTGAGGCGGCCGGTGAGCCGCAGCCACCAAATCCACAGCCGGTCGCGCCACGTCATCTCCAGGCCCTCGATCGAGCAGGAGCGCGGATGGTCGTGCGAGAGAATCTTGATCGCGAGCAGGAGATCGGCCGCCGAGGACGGCGCGCCTTCGTGCAGGACCGGCGATGCGACCGCCTCCAGCGCCACGATGTCGAGGGCGCAGAAGGGATGCAGCCGGCGGCCGAGAATCTTGTGCCCGCGCTTCGCGTGGACCCAGGCTTCGTGAAATTCCGGGGGGAGCATGGCCCGCTCCCCGGTCAGTTCGGCACGAGATTGTCGCTGTACCGCTTGAGGTCGATCGTGACGATCTGGAACCGCTTGTTCGTCGTCTTCTTCACGACCTTCTCCACGATGTATTTCAGCGCGTTGATCGTCACCGTCGAGCCGATCGCCGGCGGCGTCCACGCCTGGAGGACTAGGGAGGTGAACTTGATGTCGATCATCTGGTTGAAGTACGCGGCTGCCACGAGGGAACCCTGGTCGTCTTCGCAGGTGGCCTTGTCCGAGGTGTAGTCGTAGTCGGCGTCGCTGTAGATGTAGCCGGTGAGGGCGACGACATTCGCATCGACTCCGAAGAGGACGGTGACAGAGGCTTTGCTTTGGATGGTGGCTGCCATGGTAGTTTACCTCGGGTTCAGGGTTGAGGGCATGTCAGGAGCCGGCGTCAGACCGGCGTGAAGGCGACCTCCTCGCAGACGATCAGCGAGCAGAGATTATTGGCCTCGTTCTTATTCGACTCCTTGAAGGTCCCGAGGCCGTAGAGCAGGAAGTCGGTCACGGCGCGCTGGTCCGTGCCAGTCGCCGGCGGGTTGATGACCTGCTGCAGCACGGCGAGGTTGCTGAGGAGGTTCATCACCTTCGCGACCCGCTGGCCGTGCAGGGTCTCCAGCGCCTTGTAATCGTCCGGCCGCTCCGTGAGCGGGGTGTCGATCACAATATGGAGCTGGCCGATGTAGGCCGCGCTCTGCGCCACCTGCTCCTCCGCATCGAGGCAGAGGAAGCAGACCTGGGGCTTGAAGAGCCGCGCCACCGATTGCGCCGCGACGAAGATCGAGGCCGTCTGCTGCTGCAGGAATTGCGGCTTCACGAAGTCCGGGTCGCCCACGAAGTAGGTCTCGAAGGCGACGGCGAAAGCCTTCTCCAGTACGATGCAAGCTCCGGTGCGTTGGCCCATGGTACTGCGCTCCTGTCAGCGGCCGAAGCCGGCGTGCGTCGTGAACCCAGCGTACATGCGGCGCAGGTCGGCGGCCATGGCCTTCTCGCGCCCGGCCAGGGCCAGTTCGACCTTGGTCCGGTAGTCCGGGATGAAGACCGATCGGTTGGTGAAGGTGAACTGGATCAGGCCGGGCTGGACGATCGCCTGGACCGCGCCGCCGGCGCCGTGCCGCGTCACCCATTGCGGCAGCGACAGGCCGACCGCCTGCGCCGATTTGGTCCACCCGCCGCGCGCCCGGCCAACGTTCTGCTGGAGCTGCGCGAGGTAGTTTTTCCACTCCTGCACCTGCGGGGTGAGTACCCGGTGATCCGTGTCCACCCGGCCGCGCCGGCTCTGGACCTGATGGTGCAGTGCCGGAGAGAAATCGACGAACTGCCAGCCAGAATAGTATCCGCCTTTCTTGTTCAGGTGGTCGAACACGTCCTTGATCTTGTCGTAGGCGCGGGACCGAAGGTAGGAGGCCAGCCGTTCCCGCAGGCCCTTCGCTGTCACCTTGGAGAAGCTACCGTCCTCGCCGCCATACGGCTTGACCGCTCGCAGGAGGTCCCGGTGGACCACGGTGCGGCCCTGGGCCAGCGTATCGAAGGGCGTGAGGTCGATCACGGCCCGCAGCATCAGCGCGAGCTGGTTGCGGATGATCTCGCCCTTCGGCTTCGCGCTCTGCGACAGGCGAGCGTACTCGGCCATCTTCGACGTGAGGCCGTCGATGTTGACCTCGAAGCTGGAGCGAATTCCAGGCATGTCCGGCGTGGCGGCTCAACCGCCCGAGAGGCCCGCGAGACAGATATGGCTGTGCATCCAATCGCGGGGGATTGCCTTAGCACCCGACTGGTTACGGGGTTTCAGTTCCCCCCGGCGACGCGCGGTGGCGCACCCACCTAGACGCTGGACATGCTGGGAAATCATTTGGCCGGATCGACGAGCGTGAAGTTGTAGGCGTGCTCCTCGGCCACGACCTCCTCGATCTTGTACTCGGCCGGCACGAGGCCGTTCGCGGCCACGGCCGGGAAGACCACGCGCTCGTTCGTGTGCGGCTCGCCATCGTTGCCGATCGGCACGAGGCTGCGCGGAATCTTGCAGTGGACGGTCTCGATCCCCTGGAGGCCGCCCGGCTCCAGCTTGGTCTCCGTGTTGCCCAGGAGGACGGCGCACTGGATCACCGCGCCCCGGTACAGGATCGAACGCTGGCCGTAGCCGGCCGCCTGGGTCAGCGCCCGCGAGAGCTGGCTGTAGATCGAGTTGGCCATAAAGAAAAGCGGCCGGGCCGTTGATCGGACCCGGCCGCATTGGGCGTAATTGCTGGCGCGCCGGTCAGCCCGACGTGCTCGGGAAGCCCGTCTGCAGCGAGCGGCCGAAAAGCTGGCACTCGATCGTAGCGGCGGTGATGCCGGTGACGGTGGCGACAGCCCGGACGAAGGGCGGCAGGGCGCGGGGATCGACCGGCAGGCGGACGGGCGTGGTCATGTTCGCCGTGACCGGAGCGAAGGCCGTGGAGGGCATCGCGGCGGACGTGGCGAGATTCGTGTACGTCCCGTTCAGGGTCGAGGACCCCTGGAGCTGCACGACGATCGAGCCGGCGCCGGTGATCCCGGTAATCATCAACTCGGCGAAGTCGAGATCGCCGGTGTTGAGAGTCGAGACCGCGACGCCCGTGCCCGTCACCGTGCCGGTGATCGCCTGCTGCGGGAGGAGCTGCAGGGCGGTGATTTCAGCGTTCAGATCGAGCATGGTAGGAGGAGCTTGAGGGTGGACGGTTGAGTGGCGCGGCCTTCGCTTACGGGGCGTAGGTGACGCTGCCGGCGTTCGAGGAGGTGACGAAGGCGGTGGGCTGCAGGCAGCCGCCGTCCACGTAGAGGCGGGCGGTCAGCACGATCAGGTCGGCCGACGCCTGGGTGTAGGGATCGTAAATCCACTCCACCCCGGCCCACTCGATGAAGATGTACTGGCCGAACGGCCCGTAGAGCACCACGTCCGGGACCGGCAGGGTGTAGCCGGCGTTCTGGTACGCCGTGGGCAGCGTATTCAGGTAGGTGGTCTCGTGGCAGTCTTCCCGGCGCACCCGGTTGTCCTGGTCGAGCACGAACAGGCCGTTCGTGATCGTGGTCGCGCCGTCCGGGGCGAGCGGGACCGTCGCCCAATTCTGCACCGAGTCGGGCGAGCTGATGAAGGCGCGCTTGCCGAGGCCGCCGGCGTTCGCCTTCAAGACCTTCGTGCGGAAGCTCACGAAGTCCGAGTAGCGCGGCGAGCCGTTCGTGCCGTGGAAGGTGACGGCGCCCTTCTGGATGTTGGGCGTGTTCAGGATGCCGAGCGGCATCCCGTTGCCGTTGCCGATCAGGCCCGCGAGGTCGTAGGCTAGGGCGAACTGCAGGTTGATCGAGTTGCGGACATAAGCCTCGATGTCGAAGCTCTCCTGGAGGAGAAGCTGGCGGTCGATCTGCACCTGGGCCACGAGCCGCTTCGGCGTGAGGTCCAGGACGCCCAGCGGGAGCTGGTTGGCGACCGAGGCCACGCCGGCGGCGGCCCAGGAGGCGTAGATGTCGCCGGCCTGCTTCGGGAAGCGGATGTTGCCGGGTCCGCCGCTGATCCCGGACATGATCCGGGCGCCGGCCTGTTCCAAGACCGGCTGCGGGCGCAGATAGGGGATGATCTCCGGCGCGAACGTGACGCCGATCAGGGCGCCGCCGGCGGCGAGCTGCTGCGCGTTCTGCGCGCGGACGCCGCTGTCGAGGCCGGGGAAGCGGTGGCCGTTGGCCCGCACGCTCGCCGAGTCGATCACCAGCCGACGCTCGTTCTCGGCCGCCGGCTGGAAAGCCTTCGGCGAGGCGCTGATGAGCGCGTTGCTCTGCTCGGTGAAACGCTTCGGCATGTTGCCGAAGACGAGGCCGCGCAGCGCGTGGAGCAGCGGGGTCGGGTCGTTGTCGCCCTCGTTCCGCGTGACCACCACGCCCGAGGGAGCCATCCGCGTCGGGGTGGCGTTCTTACCTTCGAGGTAGCGGCGGAAGGCCAGCTCGTCTTGCTTGCCGTCCTTGTTGTCGATGAACGCGCGGAATTCATCGTCCTTGACCAGCGTCCCATCCGGGTCGTACCGGCGGCGCAGGTCGTGAAGCGCGGAGGTCCGAGCGCGCTCGTTGGCGATGGCGGCCTGCAGGGCTTCATTCGCGGCGCGAGCGGCGTCGGCTTCGGTGGTGGCGGGAGCGGTGGACATGGTAGGAGAGGAGGCTGGGCTGAGGTTCGTCGGAAGTGTTTTTGTGTCAGGGCAACGAACCAGCGTGTTGCCGCTCCGGCCGACGCCGACAGTTTCGTCGGCCGGGGTGCTGACCAGGGAAATTTCGTGCGGGCGCCAGCGCGTCGCGGTGTAGATGTCGTTGCTGTCCTCGTCGGGGTCGTCGGTCTCGGTGGTCGTGCGCGACCACGCCGAGATGCTGTATCCAACCGACACGTTCTTGATGATGCCGTCCTTGACCCGGTTGAGGAACTTCGTGCCCTCGTCATCGTTGGCGAGGCGGACCACGGCCGTCGTGCGCTTGCCCTTCACGTCATGGGCCGCGCTCTCGACGACGCCGATCTGAGTGCGGCCGTCGTGCATCCACAGGAGCGGCGCGTTGCCGGAGTTGATCCAGTCCATATCCACAGCGCCTTCGGCGTGGGACAGGATTTCCGTGCCGAACCACCGCTGCACCGGCTGCTCGGAGGAGAAGGAGAGTTCGACCGTGCGCTTCTCCGCGTCGAGGATGCGGACCCCGGCCATGGCCCGGCGGAAGCCGTTCAGGCCAGCGTCGCGATGGTTGCGGTCAACGACACGCAGCGCCTCGGCCGCGTCTAGGTCGTGCAGCCGGTGGCGAACGTCCCTGAGACCTTCCGGCTTGGAGATGTCGATTTCGAGCAGTGCGGCGGGCATACGAGTTTCGGAGGGTGTCAGTTATTCGCCTTGGCCCTCGCCCTCGTCCGAGCCGCCATCGCCCGAGGGCTTGCCTCCCTTGGCGGTGCCGGCGGGCTGCTGCTGCGGATCGGTCTGGCCGAATTCGAGCTGCTGGCCGCTGGAGGTCTGGATCACGATCTCGGAGTCCTTCATCTGCACCTGCTCGTACTCCAGCTCCGAAATATGGTCTTCGAGGTTGTGGCCCCGTTCCTGGAGGTACTGCGTGCGGCTCTTGAGCGCCGCGTTGATGAGCTGCAGTTCGGCCGCAGCCTCGTTCTTCGGGTCGATCCAGTCCCACCGCTTCCCGACCCATTGCGCGGCATACATGATCCGCTGCAGGTCCGAGTCCGGGGCCTTGATCTCCTTCTGCCGGAGGAGCTGGACCTTGAGCCATTCCCGCAAGAGGGGGCGCATCGCGCGCGGGCCGCCCAGCCAGACCTGCTCGCAGATGTAGCCGCAGCGCGCTTCCAGTTCGTCGATCCGCGTCGCCGAGTAGTTCGACTGCGAGAGATCGCCCGACAGCGCGTGGTAGGCGAGATTGAGGTCGCCGGCGATGAAGCGCAGCGTCCACTTGAATAGCGCCTCCATGTCGCCCGCCTGCGCCGGCGGCGCCACGTTCTCGACCTTCTGCCCGCGCTTGAGTTCGAGGGCGATGCCGTTGTCCACCGGGAGCTGCTGGAAGCCGTTCGGGTCGCCGTTCAGGCCCATGTCGCCCTCCGTGACCGCGAGATCGTTCAGGATGAAGATGAAGTAGCTCGCGGTCATCTGCGCCTTGATGAGCGTGGCCTTCGTGTACGCCTGCAGGATGTGGAGGTTGGTCATCGCCCGCACGAACCACGGCACGCCGATCGTCTGCATCGGACGCTCCGGCTTCATCACCAGCACGATCTCGTCGGCCGGGACGCGGAACGATTTGCCGGCCTTGAAATTCGAGGCGAGCGACAGGTCGTTCGGGTTAGTCAGGTACAGCCAGTAGGCCACGATCTTCCCGCTGTCGCGCTTCTTCTCGATACCGAACTTGATCTCCACGTCCGACTCGGTGCGGTTCTCGAATTTGGTCAGGTCGAGCAGGTCCAGCTCCAGGATGCGAAAAGCGATGCCGAACGGCAGCTTCGGATCGCGGAAGATGCGCACGAGGCACGTGCCATCGATCGCCGCGAGGGTGACGAGGTGCTTCTGGAATTCCACCATGTCCATGTCGCCCGCCGGCGTCAGGTTCTCCGCGCAGCAGAAGTAGCTCCACTGGTCATTGATCGTCCGGTTCAGGTCCGTCTCCGGCGAGCCGTCCGGCTTGCGCAGGTTGACCCGCAGCCGCAGGCCGTGCGGCCCGACCACGTTGTTCTTCCAGAGGTTGAGCGCCCGCTGCACGATAGAATTCGTGCGCTGGAGGTCGCGGCAGCGGCCGACCAGAATCCAGATCGAGGTGCGCAGGATCGCGTCGAGCGACGAGCGCCACGCGATCCAGTTCGAGTTGGTCCGGTCGTACCACGCGCCCTCGAAGCCGAACGATCGCTCCAGCGGTTTCTCGAAGAAGTCCTTCCTTGCCGCTTCCGTGTTGGCGAAGCCGTAGGCGCGGGCCACCGAGACATCGGGCCGCGTGACGAGGGAATTGGTCAGCCCGAGCAGGGCACGGTTGAAGAAGTTGGGCATGGTCAGGAGGGAGGAAGAACGTCAGCGAAGCCGATGCCGAAGCCACGGCCGTTGCCCATCACGCCCCATTTCACGCGCGGGTTCGGGGCGCCGCCCTTAACCGCCTGGATGCGGGCCTCGTTGCCGGCTTGTTCGGCCGCATAGTCGCGGAATTTGATGAGGTCTTCCCGCGTCCAGCCCTTGATCGTCTGGCCCGCGATCGTGCCTCGGCCCATGCTGATCTCCTGCTGGGTGTCGCCGGCGGTGGCGAGGATCATGTCCTCGACCTCATCGAGAATCTTCTGCCATTTGCCGCGCGTATCCACCGCGCCCGCGCTCGTCAGGTCCGGCTCGACCCGGATCGTGCCGCGCGAGACGAACTGGCGGAAGGTGGTCGGGAGATTGAGGGCGGCG